AAAGCTATCGCCATATCGGTACGGGTCTTATTATCAAGACCGTCTATCTGTCTTTTTTCCTCCATATCGAAAAATACGGGATATAAGGGTCTACCGTATTTTTTCAGGGCAGTAACGCAGGCGTCAGCTTCTTTTTTTGCTTCTTCCGTACTCATAGCGTAACTGTACCAGTAAAAGCCGTAATCTATACCATTTTCCTTACAGCTTTTTATATGACCCTCTGCTGTAACATCCTCTGATTCTGAAAGCCCCAGTCGGATGATTGCAAATCTCACCTTACTGTCAGCAAGTAATTTTCCGCTTATCCCCTCCTGAACATAGGAGAGATCAACACCCTTTATATTAATATCACTCATTAGATTCTTCTCCCTTCTTTTTTATCTGCTGTAAAATTTCCTTTATCCTTGCAGGTACGGGGAGACCTAAAAGCGTGGCGTTTTCAAGTAGCGATATTCCTTCATTGGCAATGTAAAACAGTATCACCGCCGTCATAGCAACGGAAGAGCTGCCTATAACATAAGCGTCGAGTATATGCCCCATCGCCACAAAGCAAAGAATAAAAAGTTTTTTGGCAAGCCCCTTAAATCCGACCTCACTTGAAAGTTTATGATTAATGACAGCTACAATTACTCCGCTTATATAATCCATTGCCATAAAGGCTATAAGTGCCCAGAAAAGCCCTGTTACCTCCCCGTAAAGAAAGCCGATGACCGCACCGAAAGCACCTGCAATACTATCAATTATAACCTGTATCCTTGTCATTGCTTCCCCTCTCTTTTTGCTCGGTCTCTTGCATCGGCAGGAGGTACAGCACCGCCTGTAATTGCTCCGTACTCCCAATCATCATAGGTATGCTCATAGGGTATCTGAAGCTCGGGATGGAGATAATAAAGTATTTCAAGATAGGTTTCTCCATCGGTATTTCCGGGGACTTCGAGAGTTTTCAGCCAATTGAAAAATCCCTTTCTTTCTCCGTAAAGCTGATAAAGTGTTTCAGCAAACTCTTCATCCGTATATATAAGTCTATTATTCTTTTCGATAAACTTATAGGCTTCTTCAGGATCAAATTTTCCGTCATTGGTATTTCCCTGCTCGTTGTCTACAGCGTTCTGAAGAGATGCGTTCAGCTTTTTAAGATCAAGCTCGTATTTACGATCGCTCTCGTAAGCGTCACGGTATCTTTCATATTCAAGATTTTCCTGTGCAAGTCTGTCCTGCTCCAGTTTATAAAGGAACTGACGATCTGCATTATGATCTCCGACGGCATCACGATATCTGTCATAATCTCTGCCCTCAAGACCGAGCAACGTATTCAGCCTTTCATAAGCTCTGTTCTCATCATCACGATATCTTTCATACGCCTTTTGTTCAAGCTCTGCGGACTTTTCATTAAGTGCCTGCATATAGCTATTATATGCCTGCTGACCTGCAACCGTGCCGTATGTATTACCATATCCGCCTGTAAACAGTGCGGCATTTCCCATAGTGTCCTGCATAGCTCTTCTACCGTTTTCGGTATACATAGTTTTATATTTAGAAAAAAGCTGATCGTTTTCCGCATTATAGCTATACTCCTTGCGATTAAGTATATCAGAAAGACTCTGCTTTACTGCATCAGAATAGTTGCTTTCATATCGGGGGAATTCGCTTTCTGTAAAACTACCGATCACCTTCTTTTCTTCATCTGTTTTCTTCTTCTCACTCATTTACCTCACCTTCCATTTCCATAATACTTTCAGCCAAAGCCTTTTCAGCTTCAAGCTGCTTTTCGTAAGCGGTCATTTCCTCATCAAAGCGTGTAATGTCCGCTTCTGTAATCTTATCTCTTGCGTAGTAGTCCGCAAGCTGGAGTGCCGCCCATTCACGCCCGAAAGAACCTGCCTTTACTCCGTTTATTGCGACCTTTACTACCCAGTCACCGAAATTAAGTGCCATTACGTTTCACCTCCCAACGATAGAATTGTTGCTTCAAGGGCTTTGATGCGTTCTTCGTGGTCTGCAATATCCTTAGGGCATATGTTCCACGCCGTAACCCTATTGCCTATTTCAAGCTTCATTCCGCAAACATCTATACTGTCGCCTTGATAATTGACACCGATATATACACTTTGTTCTGACGAAACCTGAGCAGTATATGTGTGGAGATACTTCACCCACTCTGTGCTGTCGATATCAAATTGAGACGTGGTATAACCGCCGCCTGATGCCGATTGACCATTCATTACAAGCCTTCCCTTGCCTCTTACATAGCAGGATAAGGTATATTCCTTGCCGACAACAAGCGGAATATTATTCTGCGATATCGTGATCGTTGCAGAATTCGAGGTGATTTTCCAACCTTTTTCGATATAAGGTTCGGGGCAGTCAGTTATATCTATGCTCTCCCACGTGCCGTTTGTTCCCGATGCCTTTCGCCAAGCACCCTCACTCCATAGTGCAGGTATGGTTACTTCTCCGAGGATTGTGGTCTGTGTGTTTCGCAGTATCTGTGTACCGCCGATCTGAAGCTCAGACAATATCTCCGAAGATGATTTATTTTCCACCTTTGAAAGCCCTATCTGTTCCTTAGTAACGTTATGAGGATTTGCCGTATTGCTTGTATGCAATGTAAGATCAGAACTTTCAGCTTTACTTTCTACCGCCTGTGCAATTGATTGCACATCTGCACTGTCAGCCTTGCTGTTCACAATCTCCGCAAGTGCTTCAATCTCGATGATATCAGCTTTACTATCTACCACAAGAGAGAGATTTTCAACAGCTTCCTTATCCGCTTTCTGCTCTAAAGCCTTTGCTACCGCTGAATTCGCTATCACGTTGTCACTATCAGGGGATAAAGCCTTATCAACGATCATCTGACTTTCAGGTACAAGGTACTGAAAATCCTTTAATTCGATAAGCTCTATCGGGGTATTGGTAAGACCTATTGCGGCATTGTATTCCGCTTCGGACTGAAATGGCAGGCGGAACCGGTAACTTGTCCGGTAGTTTGTAGCCGTATCGTAGGAACTATACATCTGAACATCTGCAGAACCGTAAGCGAAGGTATCGTCAGGAGGATTTATCACACTTGCCAGCTTTAGCCCGTAGCCGAAGGCACAGCCGTTAGGAACATAGTGATGTGTTTCCATTTCTGATATCTGCTCACCGTCAGAACTGAAGCCGTCGACATACCACAGTTGATTTTCATTTGCACCCTTGATAACAGAATAGAACTTAAGGTTGTCATAGGTATCACCGTGAACACCTGACGAATTTATCCTTGTACCCTTAGGAAAGCTTATTTCACTGTAAAGATAATCGGCATCGCCCATCATATATTCGGTTGTGACAAGATACCCACCGAGGACAAAGCTGTTACCGACACCGCCGTAGCCGACGTTGTTCCCTTTAACATAATGAGTCTTTGTGAAATTATGTATCACCTGTTGACTTTCCTTTTCCTGAAGGATAACAGCGTTTTCAACCGTTAAATCTACAGAAGAAGGCATTGCAAGAGAATAATTTTCAAGGTATTCTATACGCTTTCCCATATCTGCAAAATCGTCATACACACTTGCAAAGCAGAACTTTGTTCTGTCGGTAAAAAGCTTCAGATAATCCTCAACCGTTGTCACTCTCTGTATATCAGGAGTATTTCTGTTGGGCATAAAGTCGATATTGATATTCTCAGCCAAGCTCTGTACCTCCCTCGGTATTGTAATAAATGCCGTAAAGGGTAAAGGCAGGTGTATTTCCGTAACCGTTTTCCGTTACTCTGCCGCCAATTCTAATTTTCATTCTCTGACAACGCATGGGGATAATCGGTACCGTAAATATCTCTGTATTAGGCTTTGTCTTTGTACTGTCATAGCTGTATACAGTCTTATATTCACCACCATTGTATGAAATACTGATACTGAATGAAACGTCTCTGTACTTATCATCAACCCCGATAACAAATCTGAGTTTTGATATATGCCTCATTATTGCACCCGTGCGGTTTAAATCGCCTGTCACAAGACCAAAGCTAACATCCTCTTCAAACTCCGTAATGCTGTCATCGTTACCTCTCATAAGATACAGTCTTACGAAATTACCGATAACCATAGTAAGATACAAAGCACCGCCGTAGTTATGGCCTGATATCATTGTTCCGTAACCGCCCATAATATCCTCTGTATGCCAGCTATCGTGTAAACAGTCGTAGACGTATACTCTGTAATCTGTAGCCATATAAACGGCGTTATCATCTGCTACACCTACTGCAGTATCGGTTATATCTCTGCCAAGCCTCGCATCAGCTCTTACCGATGTACTGCCGTTAAAGACGAATATACCTTCAGGTGCTTTGTAGTAAAGCAGACCGTTTGATTTGCAGATTGAATTGTGACTGCCTTTCTGCACTCCACGAAGCTCCGTTGTACTCAGCGTAAAGTTAGATGGCTTTGTGCCATAAATGCTATGTACACAGTTTTCCTTAAAGAATAAGATGCTGTCATTGTATACCGCACTGCCTGTAAAATCACCATCAGAACCGACTGTTACCGCATAGGAGTCTGTTGAAATTCCGTTATATTCCTTCCAAACAAAAGGATCTCCTAATTTGGAACAGTATATTTCGTGATTTTCCGAAGAACAGCCCCACAGTCTGTTGTTATGCTCTATGACAAGGTCATAATCCATCTTAGGTATCATCAAACGCTGAACTTCAGCAGACCTCTCAAGCGTTACATTCATATGTTTTGCAACCGTTCTGCCCCCGGTCATATCCCTTTGTTCTGTGTAAAAATATCGGGTACTTTGATATAAATCGCCTGTTGTATCAAAAATTATTGCAGTTTTCCCTTCGGGAAGGTAGTCCTCATCATCGCTTATAGCGGTTATGTAAGCTCTGATGGAATAAGCTCTGTTTTTATACGCATATTCAAGTGTGACTCTGTCACCCACCTGCAAAAGAGAAAGGGAAAGGTTTGAGGAATCTGTTTCATAATACATCAGCTTGCGTATATCGATTGTAGGAGATGTCTGATTTATATTTTTCTCATAAAGCGTACCGCCTGTAATCGTTACTCTTAAGCTATCGATATTCGTCATATCCTCTGTGTTTATTACTATCCAGTCAGGAAGTATAACAATATATGCACCCATAGATACAAGCTTTTTTCTTGTTTCAGTAAGCTCAAGGTCGATCTTTGTATCTCCGATATATATACCGTCAGACACGGTATACACAAGCATATCGTCTTTAAACATAAAGCCTGTCATATCAATAGGCAGACTTTTATATCTGCGGCAAGGCATATTGCGTACCGCAGGATAACTGTCTGACGTCATATTGTGCATCTCTTCCCATTCACCAAGCGGTGTACCGTTAAGGTTGTTTATGCCGGAGAACCGGGTCTGATAGATTACGGAATTCCCGAGTCTTCTTAGCTTTTTATATTTCATACCTCCTCCTAACCACTTATCAGCGTACCAAGGGCATATTCGTGGGTGTTGTTGAAATACCTTTCATAATCCCCGTAAACGCTTTCAAGCATTGCCATATCATTGTTGTAACGGTCATACTCTGCATTTGCAAAATCTATCATTGAGCACAGATAAAGCAGGTACATTTCATCATAGGGAGAGGTGACAAAAAGCTCTGTTTCTTCCGTTGCGTCAGCAACTACAGTAAAGGGAATATCGCACTTATGAGTAGAATAGATCTCATTATATACACGGTTTTCAAAATCGGTAAGCCAACCGATTTTTTCATCTGCCGAAAAGCTGTTCGGTCTTAATCTGTCAGATCTCTCTATCGCTTCTTTTATTGTCATAAATTCTCCTTTCTGCTTGTTTTCAGTTCTTTCCTTCCTGAATTATAAGCGACTGCTTCCAGCCCTCATCGCGGTAATATTCAGCCTTTTTTCTCTGCTCCTCTGCTCTGTCAAGCTGGAGCTTTATAAACATAGGCACCTGCACCGTTTCTCCTCTTTTTATCTGATAACTATTTCCGTTTACCGCTACGAAAACGTCGTCGTTATACTTTTCTCCGTCCTTGAAAAGCTTTATTGTTACAAGCTCTGAGAGCTTATTATCTTTCTTTGTCATAATAGAATTTTCCTTTCTTATATATTTACCCTCAGGCTTTCGCCTGAGGGTATATTCAGTTATATGTTGTTATCAGTTGGCATTCGCCTTTGCTGAATAAACGGGAGAACAGCTTTCAATTCTTACCATATATTCATCGGAAAGAATTTCTGCCACTCTTGTAGCCTTCCAGCCCACTGACGCTCTCTGGTTAAGAGGGTCGTCACCGTAACCAAGCTGCTTTACAATGTGCTGAAGTCCACCGCCTGTAACGTCTGTTACCGCATAGGCGTGAGCACCGAGCACTAACGTTGAGAATACTGCAAGACCTTCGGGGCAGGTCTCATCCTTCCAGATCTTTGCTTCTGTGGACTTTACAAAACGCACGTTACCGATAGAACCGATTTCACCCTTAAAGATGTTTTCAGGCTCTGCATACTTATGTACGTCGATCCATTCCTTGCTTCTCATAAGGTCATAAGCCGCGTAAGGATGAATGATAGCTACGTAATTTTCACCGTCAATACCGTCGGCGTTCATAAGCTCAAGCTGTGCCGACGCCTTAAAGATAGTGTCAACTGTAAGAGCACAGGTGTTATCAAGGTCTTCTCTTGAAAGTACTTCTGTACCGTCAGCCTTTGCGGCATAAATTACGTTTGTACCTGCGTTTATAACCTCTCTTGTGATAGTATCGAGAGTTCTGCCGGACTGACTGCCAAGCAGCTTAGTGGACTGCACCACGTTATTATCAATTGCAGTAAGCTCCAGCATATCGGAAAGCTTGATGTAGTCACCGTACTGATTTACCGTTGCTGTTACGTTTGATACAGAAAGGGAGTTGCCCGCAGGGGTAACACCTTCAACAAGAGGTGTAGTCGCCTTCTGAAGAGGGCTGTACTTTCTGAATTCTATAGTCTTACCACCGTTCTTAGGAATGGGGTACTTGTCGCCAAAGCGGTCGTGTACAAGCTTCGGCTCTGCCATATCAATGAGAGTGTTCTCATAAAACGTCTTCATCTCTGCGGATAAAGAATCCTGAGATGTTGTCTGTGTTTCAAAAAGATCGATTGTGAAATTAAAATACTTTTTCATTTTGTTTTCCTTTCTTAATTAAAGTCTTACTGTTTCGCCTCTTTCGGCTCTTCTTATAAGCTCATTTCTTTC